CGGATGGGCCTGCCCAAACCCTGCTCCGCGCCATTTATGCCCGGCATGTTCACGGCGATGATCGGCTGAGTCAGATCATGGATGAACTGCGCAACCAGGACCAAAAAACCCATTCACAAGCGCCGTTGCGATTTAAGGATGATCCAGATCGCGGCTGGCTACGAGAACGATTGGCGGCTTGATTCGGCAGCCCGGCCCCGCCGGGTTTTTTGTGTCCCTACTGATAGAAAAAAGCTATTGACAACCTATTGTCAATAGTGTATTAGCATATTGGAATATGCTAATTTACACTTGAAAACAAACGCTTAAATGAAATCGGAAAAAGCGGACAAAAAGCGGAATGGTCGGGATGAAAAAGGACGGTTCGCGCCAGGCAACACGCCGGGCCTTAGTACAGGACGCCCTCCCGTCATCAAGCCAGTGCGAGAACTCGCCAAGCAACACACTGAGGCGGCGATTCTCATGCTGGCTGAGATCATGAACGACCCGGAAGCCCATACCTCGGCGCGTGTCGCGGCGATCAAAGAGATCCTGGATCGCGGTGAAGGCAAAGTGACGCAGACGATTGACGCCGCCCTGGGCGGTTCGCTGTCTATCCGCTGGCGCAAGCCGGACGAGGTCGAATGACTGACATCGTCATCCCTTACACGCCCCGCCCGTTGCAGCAAGAACTGCACGACGCCCTGCTGAACTATCGGTGGGGCGTGGTGGTGTGTCATAGACGATTTGGAAAAACAGTATTCGCAATCAATCACTTGCTGATGCGGGCCTTGACGACCGGCAACGCGGGCCGCTTTGCCTACTTTGCGCCGTTTTTGAAGCAAGCCAAGTCGATAGCGTGGGACTACCTCAAGCACTTTTCCCGCCCGATTCCTGGGATCAATATCAACGAGACCGAGTTGCGCGTGGACTATCCCAATGGTTCGCGCATCCGGCTGTTTGGCGCAGATAACCCGGATGCGAATCGTGGCGTGTACCTGGATGGTGTGGTCCTCGATGAGTACGCCCAGATGCAGCCCAGCCTGTTCACCGAGATTCTGCGCCCGGCGCTTTCAGATAGGAAAGGCTGGTGCGTATGGACTGGGACGCCAAAAGGGAAAGGGTTGTTCTTCGACCTCTACCAGAAAGCCACGGCGGACCCCGACTGGATCGCCGCGCTATTCCGCGCTTCCGAGACCGGGATTCTCGATCCGGGTGAACTGGCGTCGGCTAAGGCGATGATGTCGGATGACGAATTTGCCCAAGAATACGAATGCAGTTGGCAAGCCGCCCTCAAGGGCGCGTATTTCTCAACCGAACTCGCAGCGGCCCGCGCTGCTGGCCGGGTCGGCAAGGTACCGCACTATCCGAACGTGAACGTCGATACCTGGTGGGATTTGGGCATGGATGACGCGACGGCGATCTGGTTCACCCAGGACTGCGGACGGGAAATCCACCTTATTGATTACTACGAAGCGTCAGGCGAGGGGCTGGCGCACTACCGCGACGTGCTGGACAAGTTGAAGGCCGAACGCGGCTATCGCTACGGGACGCACAACGGCCCGCATGACTTAGCCGTGCGTGAACTCGGTAGCGGAACCAGCCGGGTCGATACCGCCGCCGGCATGGGGCTGAAGTTTGAGGTGGTGCCGAGGGTGGCGCACAAGGCCGACGCGATCCAAGCGGCCCGCAACCTGCTGACCCACGTCTGGATTGACGAAACCCGCTGTGCGCGGGGGCTGGTGTGCTTGGACAGCTACCGGAAGGAGTGGGATGACAAATTACAAACCTTCCGTGACAAGCCGTTGCACGACTTCGCCAGCCACGCCGCCGACGCCTTGATGACCTTGGCGCGGGGCCATCACTTTGCGGTTGAGGATCTGGCGATGCAGACCACCGGCTTTTCCGCCTACGACCTGGTTGCGGGCTACTGATGAACACTGAAACCGACATCCAAGCCCGCCTTGACGAAATGGGCGCGGCCCTACGCCAAAAGGCGCAAGCCCAAATCGGGCTGCGCTACGAGATTGAACTGCGCTGGCTGGAAGACCTGCGCCAGTACCACGGGCGCTATTCTGAAGCCGTGGAAACTCGACTGACCAACGATAAAACCGGAAGCAGCCGCATCTTCGTCAACCTGACCCGCCCCAAGTGCGAAGCCCTGGAAAGCCGACTGTGCGAAATGCTGTTTCCGACCGACGACCGCAACTGGCTGGTTCAGGCCACGCCGAATCCAGAACTGGCCGTGCTGCGCGCCAGTTCTCAAGAAGGCCAGGACCAGGCCACGATGATTCAGGATCAGGCCAAGCTGGCGGCGGAAGCGATGCAGCGGCTGATGGACGATCAGTTGACGGAAACCGACTACAGCGAACGCGCCAAGCAAGCGATTCACGATGCCGTCCTGTACGGGACCGGCATTCTGAAAGGCCCGGTGGTGACCGCCAAGGTGCAAAAGCAGTGGACGCCGCAGGGCGGGATTCAGATCCTGAACGTCAACGCCCGCACCATTCCCCGCGTCGAGGTCGTCAACCCGTGGGACTTTTTCCCCGATATGTCGGCGGCTTCGCTGGCGGAATGCGAGTTCATCTTTGAACGGCGCTACATCACGAAGAAGACGCTGCGCCTGCTGGCCCAGCGGCCCGGCTATCGGCCTGAATCGATCCGGGAAGCGCTGCGCGATGAACCGCGTGGCTCGACCAACAACGACTGGCACCGGCAAGAACTGCGTAGCGTGACCGGCCAAACCGTGAATTCGGGCGGCTGGGACGATACGCAGTATGAATGGTGGCAGTACCACGGCCCGATTGAACGCGAGGATGCCTTGGCCCTCGGTCTGGACATTCCCGACGATCCGCTGCTGGGCGTGGAATGCGTGATTGAACTGGTCGGAGATCGGGTGATTAGGGCCGAAATGCACCCGCTGGACACCCAAGACCCGCTGTACAGCGTCTATGCGCTGGTGCCTGACGACAGCACGATCTTTGGCTACGGGATTCCGTACCTGCTTCGCGCCCCGCAAACCGCGATCAACGCCGCCTGGCGGATGATGCTGGACAACGCCGCGCTCAGCGTGGGTCCGCAGATCGTCATCAACCAGAACGTGGTTAAGCCGGCGGATGGCGTCTATGCCCTGTCGCCGCGCAAGGTCTGGCTGATGAATGACCCGACTCGCAGTGTCAACGAGGCGTTCGCGGCGGTGAATATCAGCAGCTACCAGCCGGAAATGATGGCGATTTTCGAGACGGCGCGGGCGCTGATCGAGAAGGAATCCAATATCCCCGATTTGATGCAGGGCGACATCGGATCGATGCCCGCCCAGACCGCCTCCGGCATGTCGATGGCGATGAACGCGGCCAACACCGTGTTGCGCCGGCTGGTCAAGCGCTGGGATGACGAGGTGACCAAGACGTTAATCCGGCGCTTCTACGACTACAACATGCAGTATTCAGAACTCCAGGACGTGAAGGGTGACTTTGAAGTCGATGCGCGGGGCAGTTCAGCGCTGATGGTCAAGGAAACCCAAAGCCAAGCCCTGCTGAACCTGATCCAGGTCGCGCAGGCGCCCGCCGTGTCGCCGCTGGTGAAGTGGCCGAACCTGTTCCGCAAGGTGCTGGAGACGTTGCGCCTCTCGCCGGACGAACTGGCCTACACCGATGACGAACTGGCCCAACAGCAACAGGCGGCGGCAGAACAGCAAGCCGCGATGGCGCAACAGCAACAGCAAGGCGCGGGACAACCCGCCGGCCCGTCACCTGACGCGCAAGCCAAGCTGCAAGCTGACGCCCAGATGAAAGCGCAACAGATGCAGGTCCAGACCAAAATGCACCAAGAGGAACTGGCGATGCGGGAACGGCTGAAAGCGGCGGAACTGGGGGACAAGGAACGCCAGCGGCAGTACGACTGGCAGAAAGAACAGATCCGGGCTGAACAACTGGATACCGAAGCACGGTTGAAGACGGTGATGGGGAGTGGGTTGTAATGGGATTCCTAACCAGCCTGGCCGGCCAGGCCGCTAAAGAAGCCGCCATCGAGGACGGCTTCGCCGATGCGACCGGCGCAACCGACGAAACGGTAGGCGCGATTGATGCGGCGGTCTCTTCCAATCCGGCGATGTTTGCGGCCAAGGCCATGACGCAAAGCCGCCCGGCGGTTGCGGGCGTGATGGACCAGACCCAGACCAGCGACTACCGCCAGGCCCAAGGCGCGATCCAGGCCGGGCAGGGCGATCAGCCGACCCGTAGCGGCTCGCTGTGGCAGTTCCTGAGTAAGTCTGGCCCTACGCCCCGGCAAACAGCGGCACAGCTTGAAGGCAAGCAGCAGGCGTTTGAGGCGG